CTGCTCAGAAGGCCCACCACCTTGTTGAACGCCGATTCCCATGGATTGCCCGTCGTCTCCGATGGGGATTGGGGGGCGTACTGAGACGGGTTTGATTGGTAATTGGGGGCCGCCTGTGGTACCGCTTGGGGGTAGCTCGTACCCACCTGATACGGGGCTGGTTGTCCCACTGGAGCTGCTGGAGCTGCTTGGTAGCTCGGCACCACGTAGCTGCTTGGAGCCACCGCTGCCGGAACTTGGCTCGTCTGTGGGATCGATTGGACGGTAGCGTCCTGCATAACTCATCTCCTTTTGTAAAGCTTCTAAAGTTCGATACAGATATGGCGTTAAATCCAATCTTGGATCCGCAGCCATCGGAAGATCCGGTGCTTGCGGGTGAGGAGTCTGCATCATGCCCCCCACTAGTTTAGAAAATGCAGCGTATGCACCCTGCAATTCGTTCACCATCCTGAACGGAAAGCCGGATAGCATTTCCGCTCTTTCCTCATCTGTTTTAGATGGGAAAAGATATTTCAGTGCTTCAATGCTATCAACCCCTAACTCTTGAAGGTTTCTTACAACAATTGAGTTGTTAAGAATATCTTGCGTCGAGTCCTCATAAACAGGGCCTAGCCAGCGCCACAGAACTGTTATGTCTCCGTCTGGAATTAACCCCACCACATTAGGCGGAATCATCTGTGTTTCGATGCATGCCATCATGATTTGTTTGAGCTTTTGCTCGTACATCTGCATGGCTTCCTTGTATAGCGCTTGTTGTTCCTCAGGTGCACTAGGTTCCAAGGGAACTGGCTTCTCAAGTTTTGCAGCTTGAGCTAGCGTTGTTTTAAAGATCTGTTCTTCTTGGTAGATGATTAATTCGAAGCACCGACAAATACCATGCTCATAAATAGCGTTTGCTTTCTTCTTTGTTGTTGCCGCAACACGACCAAACAGTGATTTGTATTCAGTAGCAGTAACGCCTGCGGAAATAGAAAGCTCGTCAACACCACCAAGTGCCGTACGTATCTCTTCTCGATACTGTCGACCAAATGCGTTTTGGTCTCCCGTGATTGCGTCGGGAACGATATAACCAACTCGGTCGTTTGGCTCCAGGTTCGCAATAACGCGTGGCACTCTGATCTGAGCTTCCATACCACGACTGACGGGATCAGCCTTGAACATGGATGCACTCATGGGTGATTGGCTAGCAAACCCTGAGTTAGCGGCAATCGAAGGACGTTGGATCGCCATGTCTCCACCGGACTCCATGAGGTCGGTTTTGGGACGCGATGACAACAGCGTTGGGTTACCAAAGAACGTGATGTTCTTACGCATCGTACGCATCAATTCATCGTGCGTACAAATGGCATTGGCTAGTGCGTCAAAGTCACCATGTCCTTCTGCGGAGAAGCCCTGAGGATTGTTGGTGATTTCAACACAGGGAATGAAGTTAAGTGTATTTGGGAACTTTTTGGTATCACCCGTTAAGGTGTACGTGGGCATGTCAAAGTTAAGTTCAGATTCAGAATGAGTCTCTTCAATTGAATCTGCTTTGATTGACAAACGAATGTACCTTTTTGCTCCAGGGCTATAAGCGTTGTTGACGCCGGGAGTATTGGTAAGACTTTTCATCTGGATGTCACCAAAGCCATTCATGGCCTTGCGCACCTTATAGCTGTAGATGATTACAACTTCGTCCAGTTCGCCATCAACGTTGTAATAGGAACGATATTCGTGTTTACGGAAATAATATAGACGGTAATTATTTTTAGTAGGACGGATGTAAAAAAGTCCTTGGCCATCACAGATGAAATACTCCCAAATGGAATCAAGTCTCGTATCAAGTTTGTTGTATTTGCAAACGCGATCAAGGAAGTCTTTACGCTGTGAACCGAAGTTATCTTGGGATGGGAAGAATTCAACTCCTTGGCGAATACCAAAGAGTTTCATCTGTGCAATATGGGACGCAACAATGCCTGTGTCTACAACAACGCCACTATCTCGATCAAGATAAGCGTTGACAATTTCTTGAAGTCTGGCTTTAGCGTCCGCCATTATTTGCTTTGGTTATTGAGTAATACTAGCAGGTTTTAAGAAACCGTCATATTCGAGAAACCTGCGGGTAAAGTGCCGCGATAAAACGTTGCGTTTGCTGCGTTTGCACCGTTAGGTAGATAGCTCATCGCCGCACCATTCCCTGGGGCACTTGGGTCATAGCGTCCACCCATCTGCGCCATAGCACCGTAAAGATTGCTGGAACCAAACGGACTACCTGCCATCGGAAGCTGAGGGAATCCTGGGGCTCCTGGCATTGGCTGCGGCTGCCCTGGGCCATAGACGTCATCAATATTTTTGCGATTCTCACCGGGAAGAATGGGCTTGTCCTTATTCTTTGCACCCGGAATTTGAAAACGAGGATCAAACGGACTTGCGGCCATTGCTCCTGAATTACCTAAACCTGTGCCGTAAAAGCCACCGGGCTGCGTGAAATAGTTCTGCACTCTAAATACTTCCGCTATGGGACTATTCTACTCTTCTATAACTTCGTAGCCAGCGGCATCATTGACTTTGGTGATGATAATACCGGTGCCACGGACATCCCAATTAAGTACGTCGCCTTCTTGCCAGCCTAGCTCTTCGACTACTTCGTCGGGAAACGTGATGTACTGGTCTCCATTTTCATCCTCTTGGACTTCGAGAATGTAACTCATTTTGATTCGAGCAATTTCTCCATTAGCTTATCAAGCTTATTGTTGATTTGATTGAAGTTATCGTGCATTTGCTGGATTTCTCTTAGGAAGTCTACCTTAAGAACGTACTCTAAAGGCATGCGTTTTAAGTCGTCTTCCAAAACGTCAATCCTTCGTTTCTGCGAGCCGATGTAATTAAAAGCTTGTTGGATCTGGTCGTTTTGTCTTCCAAGAATTTTACCTGCGACCCAACTACCACCGGTAATAGCGGATACAACGGCCGTTAAACCGATAGCAATGTATTCAGGCCCCACGACCAAATTCGCTTTTTTCTAATTCTAAGGTTTAGTAATCGACATGGAGTTTTCCTTTGCGCATTAACCCATTAATCATCCAGACCAAAGCATCAACGCAGTCATCATGACTGCTGACACCAAAGTTTGTCAGCTCTTCAAACATCGCGGTGAAGTTGCGATACCGATTAAAAATGAGTTTACGGTCTTCAAATAAACCCATGCAGCCACGAAAACGTGCTAATTTATCGGCTCGGAATCCTTTGACGGGATGCCAATTTAAGTTGTAAAGACCTTCGTTAGTTAAGCAGACACGTTTAAAGTCAGCTTCCAAAGAAGCTTGGTACTGTACAGCTTCTGAATAAATGTCACACGTTGAATATGTTGGGTAATAGTTGCCATTGTCATCTTGACCAATGATGTTCCAGTCGTTAAGGAGTTCTTTGAGAGCATCGAGTTTTTCAAGGTTACCCATGACACGTAATCGACGATAGTCGATGACATGAATGCGATCCCCAATACGCCCACCCAATACCATGACGGTGTAGTCATTCTTCTCTTTGGTGCCCGCAGATAAGTCAACACCTACAGCAAGACAATCAAATTCAGTTGCAATCTCCGCTTTAACAATCAGCTCTGGTGCCAGGGACAATTCGTTTTGTCTGACGACTTGATTCATGTACTGGAACGAGAAGGCAATTGGTGCTTGTCGTTTCTTCTCTTTTAAGTAATCAAGTGACCACATGTCTGGCCAATACGATACTTCTTCTCCCGTCTTGGGATCAGTAAGAATTGCAGATAACACAATCTGAAGCCAATTGTTTTGCGTGTTAAATGTCGTTGCATGAATATCATCATGCCTGAAGCGAGTACCAAGACAAATAGCCCTAGCTCCTTCAAACATGGTGGGTGCAATCACGGCATTCCAGTTGTCCTGCATTTGTTTACGAATGTCAGGGTTGGAGATGTCTGCGGCAGATTTAATGGCGTCATCAATAATCACCAGGTGTGAACGTTTGGAGGTCACTGAGCCTTTGAGACCTGCGGCACACAGTGTGAATTGTTCCTCGCCCGTGGTATCAATGCCAGCGAACTTGTGATCGATTGACCAGTACTCATTGCTAGTTACGTTCTTGAGAAGACGTACGGTTGGAAATACTTCTTGGTAACGCTTGCTTTCAATGATGCGTTTAATGGTTGCTGACTTAGAGCGTGCAATGTCAACCGTATAAGAGAGATAAAGAATTTGCAGTGGCTTCTTTGCTTGTGTATGAAGACCAATAGCCCATGCCGTGAACAAACCTAAGATTGTGGACTTAGCAGATCCCCGTGGTGCCAATAGATCAACATTGGGTCCTGCAATTTTTAAAAGACACGCACTATCTTCACCTGTAACAAAGTGACGATGCCATTCTTTGTGATGTTGTGCCGGAGGTTTGTCCGCAACATAATCACAAAAATACCCAAAGTCTTCTCTTGCTTTCTTTAAAGATTCAAGATTACGTGGTACACGAATTTGTTGCCTACGTGCAGCAGCTTGCGCGTTACGTCGATATGCAAGATGTTGATATGCAGGCACAATAAGTAATCAGCTAATAACTGAATACTACTTCATTCGTTGGCGTTTTTGTTTTTCTTCTTCTGTGCTTGGTACTGGCGTGCTTTTTCCAGCGCTGCTTGGTGCTTGTCTTTGTCCGACATTGGGCTGTTGTCCTGGTTGCGGGCTTCCCGTTCCTTGAGGTGTGCCAGGATTTGAGGGAGCTGTTGGCGGTTGGTTTCCATACTGTTCCTTTCGTGTTTCTGCAACTGCACTCAATACTCTTGCGCCTTCGGCTGCAGGACTTTTAGTTTCACCACCAATGGGTGCTCCTTGTAATTCACGTCGTCCACCAAAACGATTGCGATTTTCTTGCAACCTTTGTACAGCG